GCAAATGATACAGTATTTTTAACGTATGATTTTCTTACACCACCTTTAAATACAATTAATGAATCTGTAATTAACGATACAGAATCAATAGCATAAGCGAATTTTATTGAATTTCCACGTGTTATTGATAATTGAATTGAATCTGAAAAAGCTAAGTGTAATGATTGGCTGTCAGAAGATGAGCCACTAGGCAATACTACACTATTTCCATCACTAATACTTAATGTATCGTTAGAAATGGAAAGTGTTTGTGTTGAACTTGCACCGCATGATACATTTAAAATTGATAGTAAATACTGCTCTAGTGTTTCTAATGTATATCCATAGCTTATTGCTTGTGCTTTTGTCCATGTGCATATAACTAAATTATTATCTACAGTAATTAAATCAACACGATCAGTAAACTGATGAACACGACATAATTCTTTTCGTGCATCCATTGATGTACCTTGTGGAGTTGTTATTGTTATAAAACAAGTGTTGTCTGTAGCTGTTGAGAAAGATTGCGAATATCCAATATTTATCAATGATAACAACGCAATAAACAGTATTAGGTGTCTTTTCATTTATCCATTTTTAAATAAAATCACATACTGCTAAACAAAGATAGTATTAATTTTATACTTTTTGTATCTTTATGATATGATTTTTTTAGTGCAACTTGCAGGAATTAATTCTTTTTGGATAAAATCAGATAAAAGTGAGAAAGAAATTATCTATATGATAAGAGATTTCGAGTATCAAAGAGGTATTTTTGGCTTTAAAAAACTCAATAGAAAACAAAAATATGCACTCGTTAATGAGTTCTGCGAAAAGCTAAATTTTACAATACAATATTATACTATCCTAGATAGAGAATTGAAAATTAGAGAACGTTCTGCAGCGTGGCTATGCAGGAAAATAGAAGAAAACCTACAAATCCAATTAAATGAAAGAATGGTTGCCAGGTATGCAAGAGGAACTTCTATACCAATCAAAGAAAATAAAAACATCATAGAAAAATATCTCGGTTTTAAGTGGTGTTAATATTGCTAATTACGATATTAAGTAGTATTTTTACATTAATGGAGCGAAAGCCCACTCATCAGCTTTGCTGTGGGTGGGATGAAAGCGACCCAACACAAGGCTAATAATTATTTTAAATAAATTTTGTCATTTCTTTAAACTTTTGTATATTTGCAGATATTTATAATTGATGTTAAAGGCTTTTAAATACCGTTTATCTCCAACAAAGGAACAGTCCATTTTGCTTAATAAGCATATTGGGGCAAGTCGGTTTGTGTATAATTTAGCTTTAGAATGTAAGCAAGTGGCTTGGGCTGGAAATAAGGTTAATTTAAGTTGTTTTGCCTTACATAGCCAACTAAAAGACCTAAAAACTGAATGTGAATGGCTTAAAGAAATAAATAGCCAATCATTACAGCAGTCAATAACGAACTTAGACAAGGCATACACAGCCTTTTTTAAAGGGCAAAATAGTTTTCCAAAGTTTAAAAAGAAATCAAACGGAGGTAGTTTTAATATACCGCAAAATGTTCTTTTAGAAAATGATAAATTAATCATTCCTAAATTCAAAAAAGGGATTGACATTGTTTTGCATCGCCCTATCAAAGGTGAAATAAGGCAGGCTACAATTAGCAGAACTCCTACTGGAAAATACTTTGTTTCTATACTTTGTGAAACTGGAGAAGCTATAAAATCCAAAGCAAAGGTTAAAGAAAAAACAACAGCGGGAATAGATTTAGGAATTAAAACTTTTTTAGTTGCTTCTGATGGTAAAGAATTTGATAACCCTAAATTCCTACGTAAAGCACAAAGTAAATTAAAATATGTACAACGTAAATATTCTAAGCACAAAGGGAAAAGAACAAAACAAAGGTTAGCAATACTCCACGAAAAAGTAGCTAACCAAAGAAAAGATTTTCTACACAAAACTTCAAGCGAACTAATCAAGAACCACGATAGTTTAGCTATTGAAGATTTAGCAGTTTCCAATATGGTAAAGAACCACAACCTTGCACAAGCAATAATTGATGCTGGTTGGTCAACTTTTGTAACTATGTTGGAATACAAAGCAGAATGGTACGGCAAAAACATTCTGAAAATTGGCAGATTTGAACCTTCATCAAAACTACACGCAAATTGTGGATACATAAACAAAGACCTAAAACTATCTGATAGGGAATGGTTTTGTCCTAAGTGTGGTAAAGTAGTTTCGAGAGATTGGAATGCTGCCATAAATATTAAATCATTTGCATTAAAAAATATCTTATCTGGAACGGATAGGAAAAATCAAGGTAAACTGTCTACAATGGTAGAAGTGATGACCCTTGAAGCCCAACCCATCGCCTTTGGCGTGGGTGGGTAGTTCACAGATACCAAGTTTAGAAAAGAACGTAGATCACAAAAACTCTATGAGAAACTAGAAGAAATGGCAAAAGAATTAAAGATAAAAGACATTTAACCTTGTGGTTGCATTTGGTCTGCTCCTTTCAACGTCATATCATTTCTCAATTCCAAGTCTTTTTCTAATTGTATCTTCTGCAGTTGTGCTTGCAGTTTTTGATTTTCAGCTTCTAATTTTCCGTTTATAGCAATCTGATTACTTTGTTGTTGTGTTTCTGCATTTTGTTGCATTGACATCTGTTGTTCTTGCAATCTATCTTTTTGGCGTTTTTCTTGTAATACACCAAGCATGTATGCTGCAAACTTAGAATTTCCATTTTTAACCATATCTTTAAAGTGTATCAACTCTATTGGCGTGATACCTGCGTTTCCATTTCCATCACGATAATTTTGTGATAGTGCAATCATTTCAGCTATTAACTGATTTTGTTCTTCCTCTGATAAATCTTGTTCAATTCTTAATCCAATTTCAATCATAGTTGATTTGCGAATTAAATTGACAATAAACTCTTTTACTTCTGAAAATTGTGTTTTGTATGGATATTTAATTTGGCAATTTGGATGCGCATATTTTAGTACCATATTTATTTTCTTTTCTCCAGATAGCTGCATAAAGAATAGTTTTGTTTCCAGTAATTCTACAATTGCCTTGTCAGAGCCAGCAATAGCACCTTTGGTAACAAAGTTTGATATTTTTGGGTTCTGTATGGCACCAGTATCTAATACTGTTATTCCAGATATTTCGTGTGCAAACTCTTTACAGAATTTAATAATTTCCATGTAATCTGTAAATGCACCAGATAAACCACCACGTATTTCTGAAAATGCTCTACCACCTGTAGGTGCATCCCAATTATCTTTCTGTGCTGTATAAATATTACCTGTTTGTTCTGCATAGTCAATTGATTCTTGAACATCTTTAAAATCAACTAAATCAATAGCATTTGCCATTGCTGTCAAGTTGTATTCTCTACCGCTTGGTTTTGCATTAGCGAGTTCGTTCTGTAGTTTCAACCATGCCATTACAGCCATATCTTCAAACTTCTTAATAACAGATATGATAGATGTGTTAATCGAATTTTGATACGGTTTTACTCTAAGAATTGTTATTGGACATTGTGCTTTTTTATCTGTTGTATTACAGATAGTTCTTACTGTATTTGGTAATTCACCAGCATTGAAAATAATATCTGTTCCTTTTACGCGATATGATTTATACCATTTATGTACATTAGTTTTAATGCCCTCTTTGTCATTTGATCTAGAACGTATAACCTTAACTCCATCTTTCTCTTTTATTGCTTTGGTGTAGGTATCATAGCATTGCCAGTAGTAGATATAGATTTCAGAGCAATCATCTTTTGAGTTTGCTCTAGTCAATCTTGATGCTATATCTATATCATCATATTCACCTTTAACCATAGATGATTTAAGCATATTGATAAGTTCTTGTGTTGGCATTTGTGTTTCTATTCTAAATGCAGAAGCATCAGAATAATCTCTCTTTCTACCACCAATTACTTTTAGCTTGGTTACATCGATAGGCGTTTCAGTAATCTTGCCATCTTCTGCATATTCTTTGTGAGTTGCAGGTAGACCAGAGCATATAATTTCATAGTTTATCTCTGGATTTATAAAGATATTGTACTTGTTTTGCTCATCTACTTCTTTTAATAATTCTTGCAATGTGATTTCAACAGCAGTAGCCATTCCACCCATTCTTTGGTAAACATCTAATTCAATCTCATTTTCTGGAATGTACTTATCTCCTTTTATATCTATGCCTGTAATTTCTTTAATAGGTTCTGCAAGTTTTGCTTTGGTTCTATATTCAATAATTTTATCTTGTTTTAGTGCAGCAGAAAATTCATCTCTACATTCAATTCTATTTATTGAGTGAATAGAGTTTAATTTAGAATATAGAGCATTGAAAATTACACGTGGTATTCCAATTGGTGAAAAGTTTAAATCAGAATAATCAACCCATTCGTTGTTTAATCCTTTTTTTAAACCATAGCGTTCCATGTAAATATCAGTATCTTGGATAGCTTCAATGTATAACCTATTTTGTCTGATTTCCTCTTTAAAAGCATCAGAAATAGAATCCTTTGCACTATCAATAAAGTTATTGCATTTTAAGATGTAATTTTTCGTCTTTTTATCAGTTGGTGAAACCTCGTGATAAGGAAAATATCCTTGTATTCTTCCTGTTAATTCCATGATGCTCTTAATTTACCTGGTCTAATTATTTTTCTTCTTATTTCAACTTTTTTGAAATCGCTTTGTGTTTGTGGCTTATTGAATTTCTTTGCAAATAATGTACTTGCAACCTCGCTGATTGTATAGCATGCGCTTAAATCGTGATGTGTTAAATTCTTTTTATTTACCACTAATAAATCTTCAATACATTCAATATGTCTTTCAGCAAGTCCATATTTACCAATGTAGTTGTCTGTTGCAATAAACTGTTGGTCTTTTGCTTCAGTTGATTCTTTCCAACCTGCAGTATGTAGCGTTTTTGGCGTTACTTGCCTACCATCAGAATCTATTAAAAAGCTACCTATCTTGTTTTCTACAAAATACTTCTTCATTAACTGTGATGTTGCAGCCATCAAAACTGGTGAACCATAAAATATTGCAGCCATTGCTACCGCTTCAAAGAATTGGTCCGCGCGATCTGGTC